GTCAATCTGGTCGAGCTGCCCTTGAGGGGCTGGTTGTTCTGGTCGAGTATTTCCACTTGGTAAGGCTCCCCATCCGTTGCCTTCATTGATCAGGACTTCTCCCTGACCATTCGTGGCCGTTTGCACCGGCGCCCAACCACTACCATCATTTTTAATGACTTGGCCAGTCTGCGGATTTTTCGCGTATTTAGTTTCAGGCATTATTGAACAATCTCAAATCCGGGTGGAAGGTCATCATTGGTGAACGGGTCGCTGGATGCTATTTGACCCTCGCCAGGGCTTTGCTGCTCTAGTTTGAATGCTATTTCGCGCACCTCCTGCAGGCGCTGCAACGACGCCTTCACCTCGTTAAGCGTCTCACGAAGCTGCTCAGGGCTTTGCCCGCTATCAAGCGAGCCTCTGACTGATTGCAAGAAGTTCAATTCGCGCTCTGTAACCTGACCAAGCGCGCCGCCCGTTGGGCTGGTTTGGCGCATTTCGTTCAGCTTATCAAAACCGATATTCGCTTTTACTGTCTCCATGCGCGCAGCCAAATCCTTAGCTGGCGTTCCGCGTATGCCCTCAAGATACGACCCAGCGCCTGCTGTGAACGTACCAATCAACTCATCGGCGGCGTCAATATTGCTCATAATCGCGCCGAACTGCTCGTTATTGGCCTGCAATGCCTGGAACGCTTTAGAGTTCAGCATTTCCTCTTCGCGTGCTTGCGAGCTGCCCGGAACGACTTCCTGGCGATATGTGCCCGCGTCTGCGTCCCATGTCATTTGATAGCCCTTTTCCGGCTTATCAACGATTGGCCGCTGCCCTGCCGCGGTGTCGCCTGTATTCACCACAACACCCGGTGACGGATTGCGCGCCCGCAGCATAGCTGCATCAGCCTGCATGGTGCTGGCGTCGGCATTCTGCTGCCTTAACTGCGCGTCCATTGGGTCTAGCGGCGGGGCTGTGCGGTCATTCTTAACCACGTCTTGGCCATATCTATGCAGCTCGTCGCCTTCGCCTATCAGATGCGCCGCGAAGTTTGATCCGTAGCTTTTGCCGAACTCTTGCGGGTTGCTCATATAAGCGAGCAAGTCTGCACCCTGGAGGCCAGCGGCCTTGCCTTGCTGCATGAGTGCCGCGCGCTTCTGCTGTGCCACCTCTGCCGCTTGCTTCGCCTGCGCCGCATTGGATTTGTGCTCCAAATACTTCATATGACCCTGATTATACATGGCCTTTTGACTCATTGGCGTAAACATCCGGCCAAGGTAGCTTTGGGGCTCTGCGTATTTGTGGTAGGGATTCTCAAGCCTGGACTTGTACCTCTGAATGCTACTCACCCCTTGAGGGGACGCCCCGCCTGGCGCATTATTCGATTGCGGGACGGTGCCCGGCTGAACAATAGGCGGCGTTTGCGCGCCTCCGCTGAATAGCTGGCTAAGCAAGCCTTGCCTATCTTTGTTCGGATCGAAGCCAGGTATGAAATCTGCCTGATCAGCAACACCCCGAAGAATATCAAGAAGACCCATACTAACCTCCCATCATTGCGGCAGCCGCGTTTGAATTTGCATTTATGTAGTTTGAATAAGCGTTGACATACTCCAGAAGCCCCGGACTCGAGCTGGTAGACTCGTTTCCGCTGCCGCTAATGCCGGTGATCTGATCGAGCGGTAAGCCGCCAAGCATCTGCGTGATGGCGCTAAGTAGGCCAATATCCGCGTTGGCTTGCTCGCCTGCGATGCCGCGCTGTGTGCCGCCAAGCTGCTCTAGGAGGCTGATTGCCGCCCGTTCGTTGGCTTCCTGCGTGCTGCCAGTACTGCGCAAGCTATCGGCGCCAGAGAGCGCACGCTGCAAGGCATTGTCGGCCTGGCTCGCATTGAAGCGATTCATGTCGTTGATGCTGTTCGCGTTGAACTGCGCTGCCTGGTTAGATTGGCCTGCATTGTAGAGACCAGACTCTTGATCAAGCCCGGCTTGCGTCAGGTATTGCTGGCCGGTCTGAGATGCACCAAATTGGCTTGCCGTGTTCGTGGCGTTTTGATTTGCCAAAGAGCTGGTTAGGTCACCTTCGAACTGCTGGAATAGGCCTTGATTAAGCGCGTCTTGATTGGCAAGCCCGGTTTGCTGGTCATATCCCGCCTGTGTAAGCACGCCCTGATTGGTTGCATTTGCACCAAACTGAGAAGCATCATTCGCAGCGGACTGATCAGAGAGCGAGCGACTTACATCAGCATTCAACTGGGATAGTAAGCCTTGATTTTGAGCATTCGCGCCGAACTCAGACGCGCTATTAGTTGCAGACTGATTAGCAAGCCCTACATCCCGGTCCAACTGCCCCTGTGATAGCAACCGGCTTAAATCGGTCTGCTGGTTAGACTGCTGAGCATTAAAGTCCGATTGCGCTCCAAACTGGCGGGCCGTATTCATAGCCGCCTGATTTGCTAAGCTGGCCTGTGTTTGCAGGCTGGCATTTGTGGAGCTGGCCGACTGGCGCCGGTTGGCGTCATCCGCGCTAAGCCCTGCGCCTGTGTTAAATGCGTCGGAACGTAGGCCCGATTCTGTGGCCGCGCGCTCTCTGGCCAATTCGCCTTGCGTGATGCCTTCTTGCACCGCATATCGAGAGCCACCAAAAGCACCGTTACGAGCAGCAGCAGCAGCTTGCTGGGCCTCAATTCGGCCTGCATTCTCGTCATATCCGGCAAGCGTCGTATCAACCACGTCATTGATGTATGGGTTCATATAGTCCTGCAGATTGGTCAGCAGGCTTTGAGCTTGCACGTTACCGGCCTGAGCCTGCGCCGCGTCGTATGACGTACCAGAGATTTGCTGCGTAGGGTCAAGCTTAACCTGTCCTGCCTGTCCTGCATTATAGCCCTGCATTTGGCCGAGCTGAGCATCACCGGACATGGTGGGGTTATAGCCCTGCATTTGGCCAACTTGCGCAGATTTTGATTGCGCCATAGGGCCAAGGTTTGTGTTTTGCGCTGATGCCGCAGTGTAGCCGGGCAGGTTCTGAACTTGCGCCGTTCCAGCTTGAGCCGGGTTGTAAGTTGTGGCGCTGCCTACTTGGTTAGGCCCAGCATTAATGACAGAGCGTGCCGTGTTGGCGGCGTCTGAGTACATATCCAGCGGGTTTTGAGCGGCGCTATAACCTGGCTGTGATTGCTGACCTTGTGGCGGAGGTGGCGGCTGTTGACCCATCACGGCCATTTGGTTCTCACCAGATCCGGGCCGATACTGTCCGCCGCCTGTATGCGTAGCGCCAGGAAAGCCGCTCTGCACTTGCGCGCTAGGGTTGCTGGTTTTGCCTGTCGGGCTGCGGCCTTCAGATTGGCCGTGCTGATTATAGTGGAACTGGCCGAACTGCTCCGGTGTAATCTGCCCACTAGGCTCGCCTATCACTTGCGCAATGTCTCGCCGCTGCTGTGGTGTGAGCGTGTTATAAGCCGCCATCACATCCGGGTAGGTTTGCAAGTAGCTGTTATAGTCTGGTGTCTCTGGCGCACTTACGCCGAGCGATTCAAACAAACCGCCGCCACTAGACGCGGGTTGTTGCGGCTGTTGTGTTTGCTGCGGTTGTCCGCCTCCACTGTAAGCCGTTTGCGCGTATTGGGGCTGTGGCGCACCATAGCGAGACGCCAGATTTGACGCCATGCCGAAGGCCTGCTGTTGAAGCCCTGAAGTGCCGGGAACAAAATCTTGCGGGTTGCGCTGGCCGAGATTTGTAATGGCCGTGCCAGTACCCTCAATAGAGTTATTTAGCCAATCAGGAATATTGGGCGCAGATGCGTTGAAGCTGCTAGATTGAGTGCTTGTATTGAACATTAGCGACGCCCTCTTGTGGTAACATCAAAAACCGGCTGTCCTAATCGACAAACGGCCCCTATCAGGTCCGAAGACCATCTCATTTTTACGATTGCGCCCGATGCGCGAAAGTCGGCCTTGTCTTGACCGGCAGTCAGCACTTCGGGCGTATGCTCTGTGATTGAGCCTTGCGGGTACAGCCTGCTTTTTAGCTGAAACGTAACAGCCCCGCGCTGATCATGCAGATCAGGCCTAATACTACGAATTTGAAAAACACGCCCCGAATTTTCGAGATAAACCGGGCCGGTTTCCGCGTGCCATTTGACGGCGTTGCCCGCAGCAGTCGTGCCGCGCTCATGAATGTAAATATACCCATCTGCGCCAACTCCTAGAGGGTACTGGTAAGGCCCCGCATCAATGAAGGCGCTCCGTGGAAGCTGACCCTCAAACCATTTGCCTGTCTTGATGTTTACCGCGAAATATCGGCTGTTTTCGTTTCCGTCATCAGAGTGCGGATAGAACCACCAAACCTCGTTGAACTCAGCCATTGAAGATGCGTAGATCTTCTCTTGCTGGGCATGGACTTTGGAATCCTCAAAGTCTTGGTCTATCGGGGCCTCAAATGTTATCGGCTCGCCGCCAAGGCCCACTGTGCGAAAGCGATAATCTGGCCCGCACCAAAAGGCTTGAGACCCCATAACTGTTACCGCATTAGGCCCGATAAGCCCGCAGCTGGCGCCCGCGCGGGTAAAACGGTAGGTCTCACCGATAGCCCCAACAAAGTCTTGCCAGAACATGCCCTCATCAGTCCAAACGCCGATAGCTTGACCCATCTCCATAGCCCGCACGATGCGGCCGGAATTTCTAAGAACGAACTCGCCCGCATTGTTAGTAGTGGCCGTTGTCCAGTCGGTAATGTCCTCAATATCGCACCAGCGCGCGCAACGTGGGTTTTTCGTGCCGCTTGTCTCTTCATTGCAGCCATAAGCAACAATCTGGCGCTGCGCCGTAACTAAGATGCACTCAACGTCTGTAGGTGCGTTTGTGACCGCCACCGCAGCCGATCCGGTATTGTTCGACCATTGCCATATTTTCTGGCCTCGAGCGTTGGCTATCAGCGTTTCGCCGTAGTTGCCGAATGACCAAGTTACCGGGTAAAAATCACCACTAGACGCGCCGCCATATGTGCCTGTGCTATAAGTGCCCGTGCCATAACCCGCTCCGCCTGTGCCGTCTTCATTGCCAGCCACAAAATCAGTAGGCGTTATGTCGTACACCTTGCCGCCGACATACACATACAGCTTGCTGTGCGTGCCGATGGCTAGATTGTGCTCGCCGTCATTATCCACCCAGGAATGCATGCCCCGACACTTGCCGGTAATGGTCTCAGTCGTGAGGAACTCCCAGCCGCCAATGACCTCCATGCCATTCTCACGCGGGCGTACGTTGTTAACGTCCGTATAGCCGCCCTGGCGCACCGTGAATGGGGTGTCATCCTTTACCAAGCCCGGCTGTATTTGCAGCGGGATAAGGTTGAGGCTCACTTGATCCACCATTGGAGCCAGCCGAGTGTGTTAAAATACACAAAAGCCCCTATAGCGCTCGGCAAGGCAACCATCCACCAAAGGCCGTTCGTGAGATGACGCGCCACCAAGTCATGGCAAAAATCCCAATCAGCGCCAATTTTCTCAAGCGCTGTGCGGCATTCCCACCAATCGCGGTCATGCTTGTTGCACAGGTCCGCATGGCTTCGATTGCCGAAGCTGTCGAAAAAGCATGAGCATCCGTCCCAATATTCATCAGGCGGGGGCGTGCGGTTTGTCCGCAACCATGAATTGCTCACTAGCTAGGCTCTGCGTTGCTCTTAATGCGCGCTATCTCAGACGCGATTATAGCCGAGTCAGTGCCGTAAACGCCGCAGGCCGTGAAGGCGTCCAAAGCCGCCCCCAGATCAGTGCTGAGAAGATCAACCCTATTATTCAGCGCGTCTTTCTGCTGGTATGCCTGGCGAATAACCGCCAGATAATAAATCGGATAACCGTTGCTCGTAACCGTGCTGGGATTGGTCGCAAGGCCGGTCAGGTCCGTAGACGCCAGCTTGTCGGCCTCTGCCTTTGCCGCGTCCACAGCTAGACGCTGCGTGGATGTGTGCAGTTCAAACATGAAGCGATTGAAGTCCACCCAAAGCGTGGGATTGCTGAGATCAATCGGATAAACTTTAATCGTCATTGTTTTGTGAATCCCATTAATGTCGTCACATTGTTAAAGGCCGGACTGTTTAAGCTGGTCAGGGTTTGAGACGATGGCAGCGAGCTGGGCCGATAGTTGGCGCGAACAGAACCCATCGCGAAATATGCTTCGCTACTTGTGAGAGTGCCAATAACATCAAGCGCTAAGCCGTTCTTATAAACACCATTGGCAAACGCCTCATCATACGCACCACCGCTCAGCGCGCTCGAGCCCGCCACACTCGCCGATTGGTTGATAACATCCCAGTATAGCTCGCCCGCATTCAGCTTAACGGGCGTAGTGCTTACTTCGTGTATGCCAGTAGCTACTGTGCTATCAGTAGCGCAATCTGTGATCAGCGTTCCGGCGGCGTTGTAAATGCCTCGATATACATTGGCGGTGAGGCTTTGCGACCGATACCAAATCAGCCCATCAATTGTTACGTCTTCTCGGGGGCTGAAGGGATACATATAATCACGACTCGCTAACATGCTTGAGGAGCTGAAGTTCGGCGGAATCGGAGCCGTCAAGTACGTATTCCCGCTAAAGTAAGGCGGTAGTGCTGCTGCACCCCCGGCACCGCCAGCTCCCGCGCCTAGACCTACCCTCATGACGTGGCCTCCGTATATCCAGAGACCATAACGCGCGTATCTGTCTGGTCTGATTTAACCCACAAGTGATGAGAACTGGGCAATAAGAGCCGCTCGCCTGTAAAGATGTGAGATGACGCTCCTGCGGCCAATGCTGACAGCGTGACCTTCGTGAAGGCGTCTGTGTCAGCGCTCGGCGCAGTAGACGTGGCCGTAATGGCTATCAGGACGTTATTTGCATCCGCGTCTAGATTGGTGACGATAAAGTCAATGTCGGCCTTGTGTCCCGCCGTGACGCCTTTGGTTGCGCCGGCCACCTCCGTCCATGTGTCAGCGCTAGTTATGCGCGTGTTTTGAACAATATCCGTCATGCTCTTAGCTTCCACCGTGTTTGAAGATCATTTTTATAGTAGCGCCCGTCGCTTTCCGTTTTGGTGTAAGCATCCGTTATGCCAAAGCCTGCAATCGTCGTGGGCTTGCCTGTTACGTCCGCCCAGGCGAAAGAGACGCTAACCGAACCCAGCGCAACACCATCCACATAGGCCTTAGTGGCTGCGCCCAGGTCTGCTGTGGGTGCGCCAGAGAGCGTCAAAAGCCCGGTCATAGTGCCGCCAGACTTCAGCACCACTTGGCCGAGATTAACCCCGTCTGTGTCTGCTGTGCCAGCGCCTACATTGGTCAGCTTAGAGCCCCCAAAGTCGGTAGGCTCAGCCGTGAAGAAGTTGCTGCCGTCTGTGGCGATCAATTGAACCTGGCCAGCCGCTACCGTCACAGTATCACCAGAACCATGCGAGAATGTTACGCCAGCCGTGCAATCATTCTTGACGATCCACACACGGGGCTTGGCCGGAGCTGTCAGCGTGAACCCGCCCGCTCCAGTCAGGATAAAGCCCGCATTACGCGTCTCATTCGCCACATAGTCGGTATTATCTAGCGTTGCGTTTGCGCTAACCGTAATCGCCTTCAGATTGGAAATAAGCTCTTCAAGGCGTGAGAAATTGTTATTTAGGTTTGGGTCGCCCCAGGTGTTGAGGTTTTCACCCTGTGCCTGCAATTTGAGGCCGGAAATTGTACTAGCCGTATCTGGCATTAGACCGTTGCCCCTGTGTCTTGACGAATCCAGTTTGTGCCGTCAGAGACGCAAATTCGATTAATCGTTGTGTTGTAAACGGCGCAATAAATATAAGCCTCTGCGTCTGGAAGCTTTGCTGTTGTGAAGTTTGGAAGCCTGACGGGCTGAACCCCATTAAGCTCGGATTGAAGCCGGGCCACAAAGTCCTGGAACCACCGCGGCGCCATCGGGACGCGGGGAACTCTTACCATCCCGGCGAAACCTTATTGTCCGAAGTCATCTCGTTATCTTCAGCACGAAGCCGCAACAGCGCCTCACGTTCCGCAAGAGCCGAATTGCGCATCATCTCATCATCAAACAAGATGTCGCGGCCTATGGTGAACTTGGCCCGCGCAACTATCAAATCTTGCGGAATGCCTGCGCACCAGTCGTTTGTGTCATCATCAGCAGAAAGCGCCGGCTCATCATAAAGCCCGGTCACTGTCAGTGTATAAGCCTTGTTCGGCGTCGGGAATATATAGAACTGCCCACCGCGATTGGCGAAGTCCAAAGGCTGACCAGACGAGTTAGACGCGCCGTGCCACGTCTCCAGTTCGTCAAACTCGCGCTTAACAAGCTTGTATTTGTGCCCACCAACCGTGGCGTAGACATAATCGACTTTGCGAAGCCCTGCCGGGTGATCCACATAGTCGCTATCTGCCGTAGTGGCAACAGTTAAGCGGCCCTCATTGAAGGAAAGCCGCTCATCTGCATAGAAGTCTATAGCCCGCGTCACAGCCGAGGCAATCTGACTGGTTAGGTCAGATCGATTAAGCTCATCTGCAACGCGGGCTTTTAGAGTTGAAAAGTCAGTCACTAGGACGCCGCAATTGCCGGATCGACGGGGATGTATTCAACGAACACAAGACCCTTACCAGCAGTCAAAGACGCTGACAGCGTTGCCGTCACAGTGACCTCACCAGTCGAATAGACGTCATTTGATGTCGCCATATCGTCTGCCTGCTTTACGCCGACAGCCGTTGTGGCAACAGCAGAGGCAAAGCCATCCGCATCATCTGACGTGCCGATGCTGATTGTTGGCGTGCCACCCGCAAAGGCGGTTCCAACAACAATGCCAGCATTAATCACATAGGCGCCCGGTGGCAGCTTACCAATTGTGACCTCTTCGCCAGTGTCAGTATTAGACACTTCTTTTGAAACAAAGTGAGTTTGGGACGTGTTATAACGACGCCCGGTTGTACCTACAGCCATGATAAATCCTCCTAAGCAGGCGCGTAAGTTGAGAGGACCATCGTGCCGAAGTCTTCGCCGTCATAACGGGTCTTCTTCATGCCGCCGATCCAGCCAGCCGCTACGCCAAGCTTGTTGCCGTAATCGTCTTTCTCTTCAGCCCAGTTCCAGCTTTCAAAGCCGTCACTTCCGCCAAAGGCCATCGCAACAGACTGCGCACCACACATGACAGCACGACGCACAGTTGAAATAGCCGCGCCTGTAGACGAGTTAACGCCTTGAGAAACGCGAGAAGATTCGTGCAAGATGACATTATTGTACATGCCAAGACCGCCCGAAAAGATTGGGTTTTGGTCTTTGCCCTGGCCACCTTCCAGCAATGCGCGCTGGATGTTCTGCCAGCCACCATCACCGACCTCAGC